TTGTAACATTAGAACCAACTGGTTGAAATGCGTTTTCTCCAATAGTTTTAACAGTTCTATGTAAAACTGAATTTGTTCCTGTTCCAGTTGATAAATAAGTAACACTTGTTAAATTTGTATTAGCCGGTGAATCAGAATATATATATGTATATGGTGCTACAACATTAATTGCACTAATTTCAAAACCATATGTATTTGTTGGCATAATTGGATACCCTTGATTAATCATCGCTGTTAAAGGTGTAGAATTAGTTGCATTAATTGCTGGTGTATTTTCAAATGTATTTGAAAATAAAGTTGTCAAAGTATTAGCATAAAGACGTTTTAAATTAATACTGGCTAAACTATTACACCCAGAAAAAGCATAATTACCTATTGTTGTAACAGATGCAGGAACTGTAATTCCTACTAAAGCAGTACATCCTTGAAACACACCTGAACCAATATTTGTAACAGTATTATTAATTGTCATACTTGTTAGAGCAATACATCCTTTAAATGTATAATCATTAATAATTTTACATGCAACTGGCCAATTAAAAGTTGTAAATCCACAATTTTCAAATATACTAGTTCCAGTTGTTAATGCGGTTGATTTAATATACACTGTAGTTAATTTAGAACATCCTGAAAACACACTTGAACCTAGACTTGTAAGCACATAAGGAAGGTCTATAAATGTTAAAGCAGTACATCCTTTAAACGCACTAGAACCAATATCTGTAATACTATTAGTAATGTCTATACTTGTTAAAGTAGTACAATTTTCAAGTGCATTAGGAGCTATACTAGTAACACTTACAGGTATCACTATAGGTATATTTGTAACATCAAGGGTTTTCATATAACCAGTAACAATTGTTTTAGTAGAATCATTAAAAACTAAAAAAATATCTCCTATAGTTTTGTCAATTATAAATATAGTAATTCCTGCTGTAATTAATTCATCTCTTGTATAACCCATGTAGAAGAAGTTTTTAACAGAGTTATTATTCTCTATTAAATATGTTATATTTGAAAAACAATTTTCATTTAAAGTTGTTAATCCTTGGCTCTTTGTACGTTGTAATTCTATATTTAATAGATATATACAGTCTTGAAACGCACTTGAACCAATCGACACTACACTATCAGCAATAGATACAGTTGTTAGAGCAATACATCCTTGAAATGCGCTTGAACCAATATCTGTAACACTATTAGGAATTATTACTGAAGTTAATCTAGATTTTGCGTTTTCTTGGACTGCGTTAGGAGCTATACTTGTAATATTATCAGGAATAACTAAAACAGTAGTAAATGAATTAAAATTTAAACCATCTACCCAATAAATACTAGTTAGTATAGTACCTGATATTGTATATGTTATACTTTTACCTGACATAATATATATATAATATATATATATTATTTCAAAAATAATAATTATTTCTATATTTCTTATTATTTCTTATTATTTCTAGATTTCTTATTTTTTCTAGATTTATTATTTAACTTTTTATCATGCTTTTTATTAGTTATATGTTTTTTACTAACTCGGTTATGTACATGCTGCGGTCCTGTAAAATTAGTGGAAACTACTTTACCATTAAGTATTTTAGTTTCTATCCAATTAATAAACGAATCAACTGATCTATCTTTATTTTTAATAGAACTGTCTTCATAGTTTTCAACAGTATGACCCTTGTTAGTAATATATTTCATAGTTGGAAATCCATTAATACTTCCTACACCTTTTATTGAAGACAATAAATCTTTGTTAATATCAATGATTACTATATCTTTATTTTTAGAATACTGTTTTTGTAATGTATGTGCCATTTTAGACCATTCTGGTCTTGTTGCGTTACATGGACCACAACCTTCCATATAAATCAAAATAAAAACATGTTTTTTTGCCTTTATCATATCATCTACTATATTTTTTTTGGAACCATTTTTATATAATTGCCCCTTGTTATGTATACTTAATATAAGCATTTATATATTAAGTATATAATTAAAACTACCTATAATTAAAACTACCTATAATTAAAAGTACCTATAATTAAAAGTACCTATAATTAAAAGTACCTATAATTATAGGTACCTATAATTATATGTTCAATTTTTAAACTATAAAAGTTATTAAATAATTATCCTATTGTATTATATATGTCGCCAAATTCACTAAAGATTTCAATAATAATTGTCATATTTTTAGCTGGTTTATATTTTTATACACAATATTCTCAAACTGACAAATCGTATATGCTTGAAGGATTAACTACCATGAACGGAGAACTTCGTTGTCCTAACATTTTAATTCAAAAAGGCGCTAAATTTTATCTATATAATTCGGAAATTGCCGAAGTTCCCGGAGTAAATCCGGTTATGTTCAATAATTTAGAAGAATATACTGAATTTTTAGAATGGCAACGCGGTGCTGGTATTCGTTGTCCTGTACTTTATGTCCAAAATACATATGATGTTCAAGGTAATCGCGTCTTCAAAGTGAGACCAAGTGTTTCTGAATTACAAGGCGGCCTACCTCCTACGGTTCCGGTTCCGTTACCTCTTAAATTTACTCCTTTGGTTGACGCAACACGAAGCGATGGTCCTTACAATGATAATAGTTATCCAGGATTTGATCAATCATCTTATTATGTAGGTTCAACAACTCCTTTAGATGCGATGAAAAATTCCGAAGCCAATATGCTTTATAGTGACAACGCAATGGATCCTAATTGGGGTGGAGCAGATTATACACAAGCATTAGTGGACACAGGATATTATAAAGATAATGAAGTAAGCATTAAGATAGCTTAGAAAAATAGTTTATAAAGTATCTAAATATTTCATGGTTGTATTTAAAGCATCTTTAGAATTCTTTAAAACATTCAAACTACCTAATAGTTCTATATTTGCTTTAGGATTGGCGTCGCCAGATTTCATACTTAATACCATCTTCAACATCATCATACTAACATAATCATCCATATTAATAATTGCGCTTTCATAATCCTTTCTATATTTTGAAACTAACAATTCATCTTGTAATTTAACAGCTTGAGCTTTTATTGCTGCCGCATATTTTGCGGCATTTCCGGCTACACCATTGGCAGAAGGTGTCGCAACTGTATCTGGCTTTTCATTTTCTAATCCTTCAATCAAAGAAGATTGTAGATGCATGCATTTCATAACATAATACATAAAAGCAATCCCTAAAATAATAAAGACCACCACTTTTAAAATATCATCATCGTTCATTATATATTTTAGATATACTATTTTCTGATGATTTTTTCTTAACTTTTTAAAAATTTAATAATTGTTGCTATGGCTGCCTTACTAATTTTTCTAGATTTACCATTTGCGTCTGTAGTACATATATTATTTAAACATGCCTCATTTGTATCTATTGCCTTTATCAAATTAGGAAGTGTCTTAAATTCTGCTAAAATAGCTAAAGCAGAAGCAGAACTAATTCCCGGAATTTGACATAACATAATTTCCCCTATATTTTCACTTGTAATATTATCTTTTTTAACCTTTTTAACAACTGAGCAGTAATCTTTATCTGAACTAACAAGAGAGGCTGTAACAACAGGATCTTCTACAGATGTAGAACTAGATAAAGCATTAGAATAAAATGGTTGCTTTTCATTTTCTTTATTAAGTTTATATGCCATATTGCAAATCATTAGCGCAGTTTCATCTATAGACATAGATCTCCAAACCGAAAATCCCTTGAAATAATTAATAGATAATAATGCGGAATATAGTGTTAGTTTGTCTATACGATCCTTAAATGAATTGAATCGGTTAAAATCACCCTCAATTAAATAAATAATATTATGATTATGATGCCAAAGATTTTTGAGACGATATGATTGTTCTTCGTAACGACCGTCTTTTATACTAGCTGCTAAATCGCTAAGAGATTTGCGTTCAATAATAATTAAATCTTTTTGTCCATCATTGAGAATAATATCGCCTAAAGGTAGCTGTACTGGAACCAACTTTATATCTTTAAAATTTGAAATCATTTCAATATTTGCTTGACATTTCTTAATTAATTCGGCTTCTCTAACATCAATTTTAAGGTTCATTGGTTATAATAATTTAATGACAAATTGTTTTTAAATTATTATTTTATACTTTAACAAAACTTTCACAAAGAGAATGATGATTTTCTTATTTTGTCTCCACCTTTCCTAAAGGTTGATTTTAACCCATGTTACCACCATGTGTAGCTCTGTATCCGTAAGTTTGCGTTTGGATTGTTCTATTGGGGATGCACATAAGACCAAACTGTGTGTTTGTCGCACCAATTAAATTCGGGTTGGATGATAAATACCAACCCACAGATGGTGCGAGACCGCCTTTTTTCGAACTTCCTCCACAATTTGGACGATTAACAATTGATGCAGCATTGCGAGCCATTTTTCCAGCATTCATTAGCACCATAGTATATACTACAAAAAGATAATAATTTAATATAAAATAAATTAATAAATTAATTTAGTCTAAATATTTAAAAATAAATCCACCGCCCTTATTTTGTTTTTTATATAAAACAGCCTTAATTGTTTTAATTTTTAATTCTTTTTCAGCTTCAACAATAGAACCAAATTCTTTAATTAAATTATGTTCTAAATCATATTGTCCAATTTTTCTGTTATAATATTTTATTAATCCCGCAGTATGATTATGTTTATTATTGCCTTTAATGTCAGTCCATTCCAAATTAATTGCTGAATTGTTAGTTTTATTTCCATCAATGTGATTAACTACATTGTACTTTTCAGGATTTAAATTTTCAATAAATGTATAAGCAATAATTCTGTGTAACGCATATTTATTTTTATCTACTCTAATAAATATATATCCACTATGATGTGGTTTATAATTTTCCATAATTATACCTTTATAATTTTTAAATCTCCCTAAAGTAGAAACAAAATAATTAGGAAAGGTTTGTCCATCTATAATTACATTTTTCCATTCTTCATTTTCTAAAGATAGTTGTTCATCAATAACCCACTTAAATCCACATGATTGATGATAAACTCCTCTAACAGCATTGCTAATATTTGTTCTAGCATTTTGTATTGAAGGTGAAAATTTATTTTCAAAACACCACACTGCTGCTAAATAAATAGAATCATAAAATTCCAATTTTTCATTTGTTTCTTTATTTACACGCCAAATTTTTATATTTTGATTTGTTGTTTGTATCACATTTTTGCTTCTATGTAAATTATTTTCTAAAGCAGTAGACCATTCTAAATTAGAAACATTATTATTAGACCTATTTTTGTCTTTGTGATTAACTTGAGGTTTATTTTCAGGATTTTCTATAAATGCTAAAGCAACTAGCCTGTGAATTGGAAATGTTTTGCTCTCACTATTTGCAGATAACCCAGTAAACACATATCCTCCTTTTGTAGTCAGTTTTAACATTCTGCCTGTATTAATATTTTGAACTCTTCCTAAAGAACTAATTTTATAGTTCTCAAAGTCTTTTATTGGTAACCATTCTTCTTTGCCCTCCATATACATTACTATGTCGGCATCCCTTTAAGTCCATTTTTTAAACAAATTAGAAAACCGACTTAAAGCCATTAGAACATGCTATATATAAACAAATGACAGACTTAGTAAAAAGTTTAGCAAATGACGACGACGTTATCAAGACCGAAGATGGTCTAATCTTTAATCCTTTTAATCCTTTGAACACTGAGATTACATTAAATGACATTCAATGTATTCTCACTAAATACGGGATACCACCAAAGATTTATAATTCGGAGCTTTATAGAAGAGCATTTGTACACAGATCGTATACAAAACGACCTGAATTTGAAAACATACAGCAAAAAATAAAGATTGTTGAAAGACCGGCAAATTGCTTACCTTTAAGCACCAAACATAATGAAAGTTTGGAATTTTTAGGAGACGGTGTGCTAGAATTGGTAACCAAATATTATTTGTATAGACGGTTTCCTAAAGAAAATGAAGGCTTCATGACAGAAAAGAAGATTGCGATTGTTAAAAATGAAGCGATTGGCAGAATCGCATTGGAAATGGGATTACATAAATGGCTTATATTGTCTAGGAATGCTGAAGAAAAGAAGATCCGCACCAATCTAAAGAAACTGGGCTGCTTGTTTGAATCATTTATTGGCGCATTATTCTTAGATTTTAATAAGATTGTCGTAAATGATGACGAAGGATGGTTTCAAGATATGTTTGCGACTGGACCGGGTTTTCAAATGGCACAGAAATTTATTGAGAACATTTTTGAGAAACATATTGACTGGATTTCATTAATACAAAATGACGATAATTATAAGAATATTTTACAGGTAAAAATACAAAAAGAGTTTAAGGTAACACCACACTATCTTGAAATAGAACATGATTCAGATGAAGGTTATAAAATGGGTGTGTACTTGTGTTTAGGGCAGCAAATTTATAATGTGTCGCATGTAAACGCACTACACATAGCTGATTTTAAATCATTTAAAGAGATTCACGAACATGTTTTACAAAATAATGGCAAAATATTTTTGTTTATGGGAGATGGACAGCATAAAATTAAAAGGAAGGCGGAACAAATGGCATGCGAAAAGGCAATTAACGCAATTAAATTATATGGTGAATAAATTAAATTATAGTGTTTATAAATTTTTAATTGATGTAATGTAAAATATATTAAAAATTTATATATTGAATTTATATAAGTAATGAATAATTTAGCAAATTTAACTCAAAAACTTAAATTAAAACCAGTAGTTGAAGATGAAGAAGACATTGAAGTTGCTATTATTCCAGAACAACCTATTGTAAAAAAAGATGATAAACCAGTTATAAAGGCTACCAATATTGTCGCAGAAAAAGATGATGGTACTGCGGCTTTAGATTTTTTTAAACGATTAGAAAACAGACAACTAACAAAAGTTTCTAAAAAGGTACAGGAAGAAAAAGAAGTTGAATCCAAGGCGCCTATTGTTGAAGAAGAACCTAAAAAGACGAAAATTAAAAAGCAAAAAACAAAAGGAATTATGGCAGAAGATGTTGAAAAAGTTGAGCTCGTCATTGAAGGTGGTCCGCAAATGGTAGAAAAGGGAAAAGAAAAGGAGCCTGTAGAAATGGTTGATGCGCCAACAAAGGCCATAAAACGATATTCAAAAAAAATTATTACAGGTGTCGTCAATTTAGGACCCGCATCATTGATACAAATTGGCGATACAACTATTGGTAAAAGATTACCATCACCTCCTGTTTTTGATATCAAGGCATCTAGCTATTACATGAATAATCGTGAAATATTTGTGAACTTTATTGATAATCTTTTTGAGCCTTATAAGGAAGATTTAATGGATGAAACTCAAAATATTTCATGTGACAATATTGGCAAAGATACTGGAAAAGTTGGATTGCTTACTCATCAAAAAATTGTTAGAGATTATATTAACTTATACACACCTTATAGAGGTCTTTTATTGTTCCACGGTCTAGGTTCTGGTAAAACATGTAGCTCTATTGCTATCGCTGAAGGATTGAAAAGTTATAGGCAAATTATTGTTATGACACCCGCATCATTGAGACGCAACTATATGGAAGAAATAAAAAAATGTGGAGACCTTCTTTTTAGAAAAAATCAATTTTGGGAATGGGTTTCAGTTGAAGGAAGACAAGAATTAATTGAACCATTAGCGGAAGTTATGGGAGGTATTAAAATTAATTATGATAATGAGCAACATAGCAATTGGGTAGATTACATTAAAAGACATAAAGGAGTATGGCTTGTCAATGTAACAAAGTCAACTAATTATGAAGAACTATCTACAAGTGATAAAAAGAATTTAAATGATCAAATAGATGAGATGATACAACTTAAATATACATTTATAAATTACAATGGGTTAAGAGAGAAAAAATTCGGACAAATGACAATGGATTATAAAATAAATATTTTTGACAATGCGGTTGTTATTATTGATGAAGCACATAATTTTATTAGTCGTATTGTTAATAGATTACCAGAAAGAAATAGAGGAGATAAAATACCATTGTCATTACGATTTTACACAGAGTTATTAAGAGCTGAAAATTGTCGTATTGTCATGTTAACAGGTACACCTGTTATTAATTATCCTCATGAAATTGCGGTTCTTTACAATATTTTACGAGGTAATATAAAAACATGGAATTTTACATTAAATACGGAACAAATGAAAGGTCAGAAATTTGATATCAAAGCGATAAGAGAAGCATTCGCTTCAGAAAAAATAATAGATTATATTGATTTAAACGCATCTAAACAGTTATCTATAACTCGTAATCCATTTGGATTTGAAAATAAAATAAAAGTGGATGAAGGATACAAAGGAGTTTATAATCGTAATGAAACTATTGGAGAAGATGGTAGAATAATTTTAGATGAAAAAGGTGTGATGAGTGACACAGATTTTATTAGTCGTGTTACAAAAATTTTGAAGAAACAACTAAATATTGATATAAATCCTAAAAATGTAATTCCCATCGTAAATACTGCTTTACCTGATACATTAGAAACATTTATTAATACATTTATTGATGTAAATACAGGAAATCTTATAAATGAAGTTAAATTTAAACGAAGAATTATCGGACTTACTTCTTATTTTAAAAGCGCCCAAGAAGAGCTTTTGCCAGCATATAATAGAGACATGAATAGACATATTGTTCGCATACCAATGAGTGATTATCAATTTCAAATATATGGAGATGCTCGTCATGCTGAAAGAGAAATTGAAAAAAAAAGTAAAAAAACTGTTAAAATTGATGTAGATGACTTGAAGTCTAATTCCACTTATAAAATTTTTTCGCGTTTATTTTGTAATTTTGTCATGCCTGATCCTCCAGGAAGACCAACTCCCAATGCTATAAGACAGGAAAAATCAGATAATTTACTTCAGGAATATATGAAGGAAACCAGAGCTGAAAAGAAGCTCGCAGTAGAAACCTATATTAAACAATATTTAGATTCTTTGCCAGCAGAATACAAAGCAAATCCGGAAAACAAAAAACAAATAGACATAAATATAAAAAGATATTTATATTACATTGTACAAAAAGAATATGACGTTATAGATTTTGAAAAATTTCTTTCAGATGATTTTCAAGCAATGCTTAAAAGAAATGAAGAAAAAGATAAAAATCCTGTTCCTAAACTAACAAAAGAAGAAGTAAAGGCTTTAAAAGAAAAACAAAAAGCAGAAGAGAAAGCTCTAAAAGACAGATTAAAAGCAGAAGAGAAGGCTTTAAAAGACAAAGAAAAAGCAGAAGAGAAAGCTTTAAAAGACAGATTAAAAGCAGAAGAGAAAGAAGAAAAAGATAGATTAAAAGCACAAGAAAAAACTTTAAAGGATCAAGAGAAGGCAGAAAAAAAGAAGAAAATAAAAGGTGGACAAAGTGGAAATGAAGATACAAGTTCATCTGATTCAGACTCGGATTCTAGTACAAGTTCATCTGACTCGGATTCTGAAACAAGTTCATCGGATTCGGACTCGGTTTCTAGTACATATTTACAAAATGGGGGAGTTGGTTCTGCAGAAAAAGAAAAAAAGAAAAAAAAAGAAAAAAAAAGAGTAGTAATAGTTGAAGAAGAAAAAGATCCAATAGATATTTTTAAACAATTTTATGATGATGAAGGTAAAATTGAAGATGAAGGAGATAAAACAAAAAAACAAGGTTACATTGAAGGATACAAAGATGCTGACGCTCTTGATAGAACAATAGATGAATTAGAAGGTGATGAAGTATTATTAAAAATGGCGGAAGCATCAAATCCAAACTATAAAACAATGATAGCAGAATCTCTTGATTTTTTAAAAAAATATAAGCATAAATATTTAAGTTTAGAAGGATTACAAAAATATAGTCCTAAATTTTTAACCATGATTGAAAATATAGAAGATCATGATCACCCTGGATTACATCTTGTTTATAGTCAATTCAGATCAATGGAAGGCATTGGCATTTTCGCTCTTTCACTTGAAGCAAATGGATACGCGCAATTTAAAATTGCTAGAACAAGTATCGGATGGGACTTGGTAACATCCGATGAAGATATGGGAAAACCACATTATGCCTTATATACCGGAACTGAAGATTCAGAAGAACGAGAAATAATTCGTAATATTTATAATGGAGACTGGAATTATATTCCTAATAATATAGCCGCTAAATTAAGAACTATTAGTAACAACAATAATATGGGTGAAATTATTAAGGTTTTAATGATTACTTCTGCGGGTTCAGAAGGCATTAATTTAAGAAATACACGTTATGTACATATCATGGAGCCATATTGGCATCCAGTGCGTTTAGAACAAGTTATCGGACGTGCTCGACGTATTTGCTCACACCAAGCATTACCACTTGAACTAAGAACCGTAGACGTGTTTATTTATTTGATGATTCTAACACAAGAACAAATAGATGGGGAATTTGGCATTGAACTTAAATTAAAAGATCGCAGTAATTTGCCGCCATATTTGCCTCAAACTTCGGATGAAAAGTTATTTGAAATTTCCACTATCAAGGAAAATTTAACGGACCAAATTACAAAAGCAATTAAATCTAGTTCAATTGATTGTATTACTCATACTAAATCAAATATGAAAGAGGGGATCGTGTGTCTTTCATTTGGAGATCCACCAAATACTAAATTTTCATATAATCCTAATTTGGAACAGGATCAAAGTGATACTATTGCGGATATTAATATGGAAGTTATTAATTGGAAATTGAAAGAAGTTTTTATTGAAAGTACTGGTAAGAAATATATGTTACGACTAGATACAAATAATTTGTATGATTATGATAGTATTATTCAAGCAAAAAAAATTCCTGGAATAAGACCTATTTTGTTAGGTAAACTTGTTCAAAATGAAAAAGGGGAATATCAAATAG